CAATCAGGGCATCAGTAGCCCCAGCATTATTATTCCTTGAGACGCAACTGCCGATACAGGTGGTTAAGGATCTCAATACCTACCTCGATAAACGACACCGTAAGGGTGGCGAATCATTTGCTAAGCAACTGGTAGGACAGATACAACACGGTGAACAATTAAAGATTGATCCACATGATCCACTGATAGGGGGGTTTGCTAACATAGTAACCACCATGTCTAAGGCTTATGTAAAGCAGTTTTGCAATACCATCGGTGCCGAAACGCTAGACCGAGTACCCAGTTTCCACAGTCTATGGTCGGTACACTCTTATGAACGAGACTATAACCCAATGCATGATCACGGAGTTGATACGCCAATGGGGATATCTTTCACCACCTGGACTAAAATACCAGAACAAATCCAGAACGGACCAGAATATTGCAGTCAGAACCTAGTGGACTCTAGTGGTATAGCTGATGGCTACCTACAGTTTCACTTTGGACAGACTGCTATAAGGGGGTTTGAGGAACTAAGACCACCAGCATCACGCACTGTTAAGCCTGAAGTTGGTAAGATCATATTCTTTCCATCATGGTGTCAGCACTGTGTGTATCCATTCGAAGGCGAAGGCGAGAGACGTACCGTAGCAGGTAATATGAATATGGTACCAGCACATCTAATAGACCAAGATACGTCTGTTTGATACCTTAAAATCAATTTAAACACATAAATAGGAGAACTATCATGGGTAATAAGAACTATGGTTCTAGTAAAGATAAAAAGAACAAGAAGAAGAACAAAAAGAAAACAAAAGCACCAACCAAGAAGGGTATGTCATACTAATGTATACTGGTAAAGGTCGAGGTAAAATTGGCAAAATGTTAATGAATCCAAAGGAGTTTCCATTGTTTAAAGGCGATGGCGGTGAACAGCGTTTATTTAAAGAGTACAAGCAAGTACTTAAAGGCACAATTAAAGGCGAGGATGCAGCTGCTATTAGGTCTGCATTTGATGGTGAGTTTACAGCTAAAGCTAAAGAAATAGCTAAATACGAAGCTGATATGGAAATCAAACGAGCTAAATCTAGAATGAAACAAGGTAAATAGTTTATGAAAATGCTCACAGATAAACAAAAAGCTCTTATGAAGAAACATAAGGCTCATCATACGCCAAAGCACATGGCAGCTATGAAGAAATCTATGTTAGCTGGTAAGACATTCACTCAAGCACACAAACTTGCACAGAAAAAAGTAGGTAAGTAGTGGGTGATAAAGTATATAATCTTAAAGATATAAACAATCTTTTAAATAAAGGTAAAACTTTTGGAGATATTTTAGATGATGATAATATTAAAGTTTATACACCTGATAGAAAAGAAGTGCCACCAGAAAGAAAAAGAGAATTTTTTAAAGGTGTTGGATTATATGATGTTGCTAAAATACAACAAAATAAAAATGGAAAGTTTATGAAATCATAATGGCTAAGAGTACCGTTAATAAAGCAGGCAACTATACTAAGCCTGGTATGCGTAAGCGTATATTCAATCGAATCAAAGCTGGTACTAAAGGTGGTAAAGCTGGACAGTGGTCGGCACGTAAAGCGCAGATGTTAGCTAAATCTTATAAAAAAGCTGGTGGTGGCTACAAGTAATGGCTCTGAAGAAGTCACAAAAGTCACTAAAGAACTGGACTAAACAGAAATGGCGTACCAAATCTGGTAAACCTTCTGCTAAAACAGGTGAACGCTACCTACCTGACAAAGCTATTAAGGCTTTAACCTCTGCTGAATATGCAGCTACTACCAAAGCTAAGCGCAAAGGCACTAAGAAAGGTAAGCAACATGTTAAACAACCCAAGAATATTGCTAAGAAAGTAAGGAAGTACAGATAATGGCTAAGTCACCAGCATGGACCAGGAAAGAAGGCAAGAATCCCAAGGGGGGTTTGAATGCTAAAGGTCGTGCATCTTATAACAAGGGTAAGACTAAAACAGGTAAAAAACGTAACCTGAAAGCTCCTAGTAAAAAAGTAGGTAATCCAAGACGAGCTTCTTTCTGTGCTAGAATGAAAGGCATGAAGAAAAAATTAACCTCTGCTAAGACAGCAAACGATCCTAACTCAAGAATTAATAAATCATTACGAGCTTGGAACTGCTAATAAAGGAATAACTATGGTAAAAGAAATATTTAAAGACATTGAATCTACAATGAAGTTCTTAACAAGTGATGGTATACCCAATGCTATGTTTAAGAATGGTAAGATTGTAGCTGATGGTTCTAAGTTTGATGGCTTACCTGCCAATGAAAAGAACATTAATGAGATGTTAGATGATACAGATTATGGTGTACAGGCTGGACCAACAGAAGGTGATACTGGAGAACAAGAACTATACCGACTAATGATCGAAGTATTTAAAGGTAATATTGTAGGACCAGAAGCTCAACAGATTATGCAAGCAGCACAAGGTGAGTTCCCTATGGAGTTTATTGCACAAGAACAACAAAAATATATGCAACAACCTAAAGCATCAGGTGGTGTACCTGACAGACAAATCATGCCACCAACAACTCCTATGCAAGTTCCACAACAAAACTTTAATCAGGATGTAATGAGACAACAAAGAACACAACCTTCAATGAGAAATGTATTTGAAAAAGATAGAGAAAGAATGTTAACTATGGCAACTATGGATAAGTTAGGATTATTAACATGAGTCACGGTGGTAAAAGACCTGGAGCAGGCAGACCAAAAGGTATTAAAGCAGGTACAAAAGCAGAACGTTTAGCTGCATCTTTAGGACAAGGACAAACTACTCCTTTAAAATATATGTTAAACTTGTTGAATAATCCTCAAGTATCTGTAGAAAAGAAGATGTGGGCTGCTAAAGAAGCTGCACCTTTTGTACACTCAAAGTTATCATCTGTTAATCAGGTAGTATCTGGTGATGATAAAAAACCCTTAACCGTTCAAATAGGATGGCGTAAGAAAAAGGATTAATGGATATAGAAATACCTTATGAACCTAGACCTTTACAGGAAAAGATTCATAACGAATTAAAAAGATTTAATGTCATCTGCTGTCACAGGCGGTTTGGCAAGACCGTGTTCGCAATCAATCATTTAATTATGACTGCATGTGAAATACGAAATGCAAGATTGGCGTATATTGCACCAACGTATCGCCAGGGTAAGGCAGTCGCTTACGACTATTTGAAAGAATATACAGACCCTTTAATGAAACTTGGTGGTAAACGTCACGAAACCGAACTGAAGGTTGATCTATGGAATGGATCACGTATACAAATCTTCGGCTCGGACAATCCTGATGCTTTACGTGGACTAGGCTTTGATGGCGTAGTCATGGATGAATTTGCCTTAATGGCACCACGTACCTGGACTGAAGTAGTTAGACCTGCTGTTAGTGATAAACTTGGGTATGTAATATTTATTGGTACACCCATGGGGCATAATCAGTTCTGGGATGTATACGATTTAGCAAAACGCATAGGAGGAGATTGGTATGCACAATTATATAGAGCTAGTGAAACAGAAATTATCCCAGCTGAAGAACTTAAGTCAGCTAGGGAAACGATGCCACACGACCAGTTTGAACAAGAGTATGAATGTTCTTTTCAAGCTGCCGTATCTGGGGCTTTTTATGGCAAGCAGATCCAGAAAGCAGAACGAGATAATCGTATATGCAGTGTGGACATTGCTAATAATATTCCTGTTGAAACTTGGTGGGATCTAGGTATTGGTGATTCAACCAGTATTTGGTTTGCACAAAGAGTAGGTAATGAAATACACCTGATTGATTATTACGAAACATCTGGTGAAGCATTATCACATTATGCAAATGTATTAGAAGAAAAAGGTTATACCTATGGTAGGCATGTTGCCCCTCATGATATAACAACAAGAGAGCTTGGTACTGGTAAATCTAGATTAGAAGTAGCTCATGATTTAGGACTAGACTTTGAAGTATGTCCTAGGTTAGAAGTAGATCATGGTATTGAAGCTGTGAGAAATACATTAGATAGATGTTGGTTTGATAAGAACCGATGTAAATATGGTATTGATTGTTTGCGACAATACCGAAAACAGTTTGATGATAAAATGCAAACATTTAAAAATAAACCACTACACGATTGGTGTTCACATGCAGCTGATGCTTTTAGATATGGCTGCTCTATTGATGGACCAACTAGAACCGACTGGTTGAAACCAATGCATGTAGATGTAACTTACGTAGTATAGGAAAATTAATGGCTAAAGGAAAACCACTAGCAGATCATGAGATCAAAGCAATATTAGGAGAACATATAAATAACTCCTATGGATACTTTGAAACTGAACTTACAGACTCAAGACGTAAAGCAACTGAATATTATTTCGGTGAAGCATTTGGTAATGAACAAGAAGGCAGATCACAAGTAGTATCTACAGATGTTGCTGATACAATCGAATCTATTTTACCATCATTATTAAGAATTTTTACAGCTAGTGATAATATTGTTAAGGTTGATCCTGTTACTGAAGAAGATGTTGAGATTGCAAAACAAGCTACTGATTATCTAAATCATATATTTAATAAAGATAATGAAGGTTTTACTACTCTGTATTCAATGTTCAAAGATGCATTGATACAAAAAAATGGTATCGTTAAAGTCTATTGGGATACTAGTGAAACAGCTAAACAAGAAACTTATGAAGCTTTATCTGAAGCTGAGTTTACAATGTTGATTGATGAAGATGGTGTAGAAGTAAAAGAACATACTGAGTACAAAGACACAACAGCTATAAAACAAAAGAAGAACATTAAAGATCAACTTAAAGCATCTGTACCTGAAGGTGATATGCAAGGTGAAGAAATATTAGATCAAATTAATAGTGTTCCTATTCCTAATTTACATGATGTAGTTATCATGCGTAAAGAAACATTTGGTAAAGTTAAGATGGAAGCTGTACCACCTGAAGAATTTTTAATTGAACGTAGAGCTAGATCTATTGAAGAAGCAAGTTTTACTGCACACCGTACAACTAAAACAAGAAGTGAATTAGTTGAAATGGGATTTGATGTTGATCTTGTTTACAGTTTATCAGAAAATAATTCTGAAAAATATAATGCAGAAGTATCAACCAGGTATAGAAATTTAGATGATGACTTTGATAGATCAGTTGGTGATGACTCTACACAAGAAATAGTTGTATTAGAATCTTATATTAAAATAGATGAAGATGGAGATGGTATTGCAGAGTTAAGAAAAATTACTTCTGCTGGTGATAATACATATACAATCTTAGATGATGTTATTGTTGATTCAAATCCTTTCTGTTCTATTACACCTATTATAGTACCACACAGATTTTATGGTAGATCAGTTGCAGAACTAGTAGAAGATATACAGTTAATTAAATCTACTGTAATGCGACAGTTGTTAGATAATATGTACCTAACAAACAATAACCGAGTTGCTGTTATGGATGGTCAAGTTAATCTTGATGATTTATTAACTAATCGACCAGGAGGAATTGTAAGAACAAAAGCTGCACCAGGACAAGTTATGATGCCGATGCAGACTCAAACTATTAATCAACAAGCATTTCCATTATTAGAATATTTAGATACTGTAAAAGAAAATCGTAGTGGTGTTACTAAGTATAACCAAGGTATGGACACTGATTCACTTAATAAAACTGCATCAGGTATAAATACTATTTTATCTCAATCACAGATGAGAATTGAGTTAATAGCTCGTATTTTTGCAGAAACAGGCGTAAAAGATATCTTTAAAAAGATGTTTGAGCTTGTTGTAAAATACCAAGATAAAGAAAGAATTGTAAAAATTAGAAATACTTTTGTTCCAATGAATCCTATGGAATGGCGAGATCGTTGTAATGTTACAATACAAGTTGGATTAGGTACTGGTTCAAGAGACCAACAGTTGGGAATACTAAATCAAATACTAAGACAACAAGTAGAAGCAATTAAACTACAAGGTTCACCTGCAGGACCAATAGTTAATATGAATAATATATATAATACATTATCTAAAATTATTGAGAATGCTGGGCTTAAAGATGTTGGTTCATACTTTACAGATCCACAGACTGGTATGCAAAACATGCCACCTCCTGGACCTAAAGAACCTACTGAGTTTGAAAAAGTATCACAAATACAAACGCAACAAAAAGCAGCTTCTGCACAAATGCAGTATGAAAATAGAATGCGTGAGATTGAATTAAAATCTCAAAGAATGATACTTGACTTTGAAGCGAAAATCAAAGAACTTGAGATGAAGTACGAAGCAGATATTGATGAGAAAGCAATTAGACGAGAAGCAATGACAATGTCAGGCTTATCTGAAAGCAATAAAGAAATGTTGACATCTGCTACAAAAGAATTATTACAACCTCAACAACCACAAGAAATGAATTTAGAAATAGATGTCGAACCTACCGAAGGAAATTGAACGAGGCTCTAGAGCAAAAAATATTTTAGAAGATGATCTTTTTGTAGAGACTTTTCAATTACTCAAAGATTCGTATCAAGAAGCAATATTTCAAACAGCACCAAATGATGATGAAGGTAGATTAAAAATATATCTAGCTTATCAAATTTTAGGTAAAGTTGAAAACCATTTCCGTGTAACAATGGAAACTGGTAAACTTGCAAGTAAACAATTAGAAGAACTTCGCAAGAAAAAATAACACCAACCCATTCAGGGAGTGTATATAAACACCAACCAATAAGGAGTGTACTATGGCTGATGAAGCTATGAATGTATTAGATGCTGCAGAAACTATTAAAGGTTTAATGACAGGCACAAACAAAACTGAAGAAGCACCTGCTGAAACAGTTGAAGCAACTGAAGAAGTTGTTGAAGAAACAATTGAAGAAAACATACCTACCCAGGATATTGAACCAATTGAAGTAGTTGAAGAAGCTACAGATGACGCTGAACAAGATATTAATGAAAGTTCAGAGCAACCTCTATATAGAGTTAAAGTCCAAGGTGACGAACTCGAGGTGACGCTTGATGAACTACTTCAGGGATACCAAAGAGAAGCTGATTACACAAGAAGCAAACAAGATTTATCCTTAGAAAAATCAAGGTATAATGATTTGTTGCAAGAATCTCAAACTGAGATTAATCAAAAGCTTAATAAGTTAAACGAACTAACTCAATCTGCACAAGTAGAACTTAATAACGAGTATAGCAACATTGACTTTGAAAAACTTTATGAAGATGATCCTGTTGAAGCAAGTAGACTCGAACACAAAATGCGTAAGAGAGCTGAAAACTTAAATAAGATTAATCATGAAACGCTACAAGCGCAAACAGTTGAACTTAAGAAATACGTAGAAGCACAAGAAAAAAAGATTGTGCGTCTTATTCCTGAGTTTTCTGATGTTAATAAAGCCAAAGCACTTAAAAATGATATGAAAAATTATCTTAGTGGTGTTGGTTTTAATGCTCAAGAAATAGATACAGTCTATGATCATAGACAAGTACTATTGATTAGAGATGCTTTAGCTTATGATAAGATTCGTAAAGCTAATCCAAGAGTTAAGAAACAAGTTGTTAATGCTCCTAGAGTTATTAAGTCAGGTTCTGCAAAAAGCAAGTCTGATGTTAGCAGTAAACTTAAAGCTGATAAACTAAATCGTCTGAAGAAAACAGGAGCTACTAGAGACGCAGCTTCTATTTTTAAAGACTATCTATAAAGGAGTCCTTAAATGGCACAACCAACAAACTTGTACGATACGTACGATACTACTGGTATTAGAGAAGATTTAGTAGATGTAATTTACAATATATCTCCTGAAGATACTCCAATACTTTCTGCAATCCCAAGATCGATTGCAAAACAAACTAAGCATGAGTGGCAAATAGATTCATTAGCTGCTGCTGCTTCTAACGCTGTAATCGAAGGTGACGATGCTACTATAGACGCTGCTACTGCAACTGCTAGAAAGCAAAACTTCACACAGATTATGGACAAAGTAATTGCTGTTTCTGGCACGCAATCATCTGTTGATGCTGCTGGTAGAGCTGACGAAATGGCTTACCAAATTGCTAAGAAATCAAAAGAACTTAAAAAAGATATGGAGCTTGCTCTTTCATCTGCTACATTAGCTGCAGTAGGATCTGCAACTGCTGCTAGAACTTTTGGTGGATTACAATGTTGGATTGAAACTAATGGATCTGCTGGAACTAATGGAACATTATCAACTGGTGATGGTACTGATGCTCCTGGTGCAGGAACAAATAGAGCAATAACTGAAGCAATCTTGAAAGAAACTATCCAAGAAGTTTACACTGCAGGCGGAGATCTAGATGTTCTAGTTGTACCACCTAAAGTAAAACAAACTATATCTGGATTTGTTGGAGCTAGTAGTTCTAATCCTAGAATGTTTACTAGTGAAGATAAAACTTTTGGTGCATCTATTGATGTTTATGTATCAGATTTTGGTAATCTTCAGATTATACCTAACAGAACTATGGCTGGATTAGAAACTTGTTTCTTATTACAAACAGACATGGCTGCTGCCGCTTACCTAAGAGATTTCCAAGTGAATGATCTTGCTAAGACTGGTGACTCAGAGAAAAAACAACTACTAGTTGAATTTACTCTAGAAGTTAGAAACGAAGCTGCTCACGGTATCTTATTAGATATTACTGAGTAATTAATAATTAGGGGGGGCTTTGGCCCCCTCTTTTACATAAGGAAAAAATATGAAAGCTCCAACAACATTTAGACCAGGCGCAACACAGACTGTAGCTGTAGGAGCATCTTCTGCTGCTTCTAGTGCTTTTAATGCTCATACTAGAGAGATTAGAGTAGTAACTACTGTTGATGCTTATGTAGCATTTGATGCTGCACCTACTGCTAGTTCATCATCTTTGATTGTACCTGCATTTACTGTAGAATATTTTAGAGTAGATTCAGCAAGTAAAGTTGCATTAATCAGAGTTGGTTCTGTAACAGGAACTGCTAGAATAACAGAACTTAGTCAGTAATGAGACCAGGTTTTATATCAATACGAAGTCAGGATCGCTACCGTAATCGTAGGACAGATGTACCTAATGATGCCATAAACCTAGAAGATTTAACATACCTATTATTAGAAACAGGCGATAACATTATACGTGAAGATGGTGTAGGTGTTTCTTACTTTACTGATAATCCAATCCAAAATTAATGGAGTTTAGTGAATTAGTAAAAGTATTACAAATTAAAGAGCAAAGCTCTAAGCAACAAAACAAGAACAAACAAAGAACAAAAGTATTAAGAAAGAGGATTAAAAATGGCTGATAGTAAGATTAGTGATTTGACAGCATTAACGTCTAGTGCATCAGATGATATATTGCCTATAGTAGATACCAGTGCAACTGCTACTAAAAAAATGACTATAGAGAATATGTTTAAAAGCATACCTGTAAGTGTCGGTGTTAATGAAGGCACACCACTTGCTAAGTTGCACGTAGTAAGAGATGCAGTAAATCATTCAACGCAAAGTTCACTAGCACCAATATTTGTTGAAGATGATACTAGACCAGGTATTTTTATTTCAGGTAATTTAAACAACATAGGTATTATACAATTTGGTGATAACTCAGCTATTAACTCAGGTGAGATTTTTTACGATCATAGTGCTGATAAGTTTAGTTTAAGATGTGCAGGCACTGTACAAGCTACTTTAGCTGATGGCGTATTTGCACCAGAAACAGATTCAGATGTAGATTTAGGTACAACCTCTTTACGCTTTAAAGATACATTTGTAGATACAATTACAACTACTGAAGCAATTAATGGTGCATTAAAAAGATGGACTGTTAAAACTTCTGCATATACAGCAGTAGCTGGTGACAGACTATTAGCTGATACTGCAACAACAGCTGCATTTACAATTACTTTACCTTCAGCACCTGCAGTTGGTGATGAGATTCACATACTAGATAGTGCTGCAAACTTTGACAGTGCTAATTTAACTGTAGCTAGAAACGGAAAAAAGATACAAGGATTAACTGCAGACTTAACATTGACCACAGAGAATACAGGTATTGGACTTGTGTTTATGTCTGATACATATGGTTGGAGAGTTTTAGTTGATGCATATGCTGTAGATACAACGGAGCTGTAAGATGTCAAATATATATAATCCTAATCAGGATATACATATAGATAAAACAACAAGCAAACTTGTAGTAAAGAAATCACAAGATACTGAATCTATACTTAAAGCTAATAAGATAGCAAGAAACCATACAGAACAAAAAGGTGAGTTTCAACGTATAGCACAGATACCATTGATTGCATTACAAATTAAAACTAAAGAACTATTTGGTCATTCTAATTATCATCAATTACATGCAGATGATCAAAGAGATATTATTAAAAAGATGATTAATAGTAACGAGTTCGAAAACTTTAGAACAGGAAGTAAAAGGTTATAATGGCTTTAAACAATTATGCAAATTTAAAAACAGCTATTGCTAATTTCTTAGCACGTGATGATTTGACTACAGAGATAGATGACTTTATAGATCTTACTGAAGCAGACTTTAATCGTAGATTAAGAATAAGAGCTATGGAAAATGTAGATACTGCATTTACTATTGATTCAGAAACAGAGGCATTACCAACTGGTTTTTTGCAAGTAAGAAGTTTTATTATTACTAGTGCTTCACCTGATAAAGCTTTACAACTAATGACTCCTTTTCATCAAGCTAATACACAAGGTATTAATAATTCAGGCACACCTAGAGTTTACTCAGTAGAAGGTACTAACTTTAGATTTAGTCCAGTTCCTGATACAGCACAAACAGCAAGACTATCTTTTTATAAAGCTTTTGATGCTATTGATAGTACTACTACAACTAATCATATTCTTACTAGTCATCCTGATGTTTACCTATATGGTGCATTATATTTTGCTAGTACATTTATTCGTGGTATGGATCAAGGTACTGTTGTACAATTTAAAACACAATATGAATCTGCTATTAAACAAGTAGAAGATGCAGATGACTTAGATAAATATAATGGTACGCCTTTGATTCAAAGATCAGGTATTAATATTAACAATTTTGATAACGTAGATTAATGCAATTACCTTTTGGAGAATGGCTTCCAGATTTGCCAGACCATGCTAATCCTGGTGCTACACAAGCAAGGAATGTATTTCCTGCAGTAAACAGTTATAGACCTTTTAATAGTATAGCTGCTACTTCAAGTAATGCGTTAACTGCTAGAGCGCAAGGTGGTAAAGCATTTAAGTCTGATAGTGGTGTTGTATCTATATTTGCAGGCGATGCTACTAAATTATACAAACTAACATCTAATGCTTTTGTTGATGAAAGTGGTGGTACTACCTTTAGTTATCCTGCAGAATCTTATTGGGATTTTATTAGATTTGGTGAAGTTGTTATTGCATTTAATGGTGATGATGCACCTCAAGCGTGGACACTAGATAGCTCAACAGACTTTGCAACATTAGCTGGATCACCTCCAGTATTTAGACATGCAGCAGTTGTAGGTAATTTTGTAGTTACAGGATTTCAACCTACTGCACAAAATAAAGTACAATGGTCTAGCTTTAATAGTCCTACTTCATGGACTGTAGGTACTAATCAATCTGACTCTGAAGTATTACCTGAAGGTGGTGTTATTACTGGTTTAACTGGCGGACAATACGGATTAATATTTCAAGAGTCTCGTATCACTCGTATGGATTATCGTGGTGGTAATGTTGTATTTCAATTTAGAAGAATAGAAGATAATAGAGGAGCTGTACAAGGTAAGAATGTAATCCAAGTTGGAAACCTTGTATACTTTCTATCTGAAGATGGTTTTTATGTTACTGATGGTTCTAGTGCTAAACCTATTGGTGCAAATAAAGTAGATCGTTTTTTCTATAATGATCTTAAGTTTGCTTTAAGAGAAAGAGTAAGAGCTTCTTATGACCATGAAAACAAATTAATTATGTGGTCTTATCCTTCTGCTACTGGTAATAACTCTGGTACACTAAATGATAAGATATTAATATTTCACATAGCTAGTAATAGATGGTCTATTGTAGAATTAGAACATGAAGTTATTATAGATTACCTATCACCTGGATTTACTTTAGAAGAACTAGATGACTATCCAGCATCAGGTACTAATGATTTAGATGCTATAACAGTATCATTGGATAGTGCTATATTTATTGGTGGCTTAAGAACAGTAGGTGCATTTGGTACAGATCATAAACTAGGATCTTTTAATGGTGATGCATTAGAAGCTGAAATTGGTACTGGAGAAACAGAAATATTTCCATTACACAGATCTTTAGTTACACATGTAAGACCTATAGTAGATACTACTGCTGCTACAGGAACATTAAGTTTTAGAAACAGAGTTGCTGATACTGCTTCTAATACTGCTGCTGCTAGCATACATGCTACAGGCACAATGCCATTTCATAAATCAGCAAGATATTTTAAATTTAACTTAACTATACCTGCAGCTACTACGTGGTCAGATGCACAAGGTATAGATATAGAAGCAATCAAAGAAGGTTATAGATAATGTCATATTTTGATGAATTAGTTGCAAGATATAAAAACATGCAATATGGAAGATTAAGTGCAAGAAACCCTTCTGCTGTAGATAATATATTACAAACGCAACAAGGTTTACTAGGTAACTCATTACAATTTGGTAATCAAAAATTTATTGAAAATATTCCTACAAGTGAACAAGAGTTTATTGATACACCTACAGGTAAAGTAGCACAAAATAGATTTACAATAGGTCCAGATGGTAATCCTATTTTTGGAGTACCAGGACAACTTAATGAAGATGGTTCTGTAGGTGGTGGAGCCGCTTACTATGATTCAACTATTGATTATGGTGAACCAGGTAGTGCAGGAGTATTACCTGTAGATCCAGTTACTGGTTTAGTATCTACTGAAACTGTAGCAAGAGACGCTGGTGGCAGAGATGGATACAGATTTGGTAAACCAATACCTGATCCAACTTATAATCCTAATTTATTAGGTCAGTATTTTGGTTATAATAATCCAAAGTATGCTCCAAGTCCTTTGGCTTCTGCCAATACTATTAGTGATTACTACAGTAGACAACAAAGAAATGTAGATTTAGATAAGCGTGACCCAACTAATCCAGAAACTTATGGTTATACTGGACCAATAGCTAATACAGGAATATTAGGTTTTCTAGGACGTCTTGGTAAAGAAGGACTAAAAGGTGAAGGTACTCCTGAAACTACAAAAGCAGCATTAAAATCAGCATTACAAACAGAAAAAGAAATAACTGACGCAACTAAAAAAGCACAACAAGAATTTGCAGAAAAACAAAAACAAAAAAACTTGGATGCATTTAATGAACGACAAAAAAAACAACAACAAAAAGAAAAAGAAGGTGCAGGACCAGACGGACCATCAGGTGGTTGTTTTGTTGAAGGCACTCCTATACAAATGGCTGATGGTAGTACAAAAGAAATTACTAATATTGAATTAGGAGAAAAAACTAAAGGTGGTATTGTTGAAGCTAAAATGCAATTCTTACCACAAAACATTTATAATTATAAAGATGTATTAGTTTCTGGATCACATTGGGTTGTAGAAGATAATCAATTAATAGCTGTTGAAGATAGTAAACATGGAGTTCTTACTGATAGAATAGAACCTGTGTATACATTTAAAACTTCAGACAATAGAATATGGATTAATGATATTGAGTTTGGAGATTTTGAAACAGGTAGTGATGAAGATTGGGAACCACATTTTGAAATGGTTAGACAGAAACTTAACAAAGAGTTAAGAGATGGCAAGTAAACAAAACTTAGAATATGTTTATAACTATCCTGCATATACTTTAGAAGGTGTATTGCTATCACAATATGAGTTTCAACTAGTTACAGAAGATGTTATAAATCAATTAGTAAGTTATCATAATGTAGAAAATCAGGAGGTAGCTGCATGGTTTCTGACTTAGATCAATGTAGAAATTGTGAACATAGTTGTCATTGTGGTAATGGTGGTGTCTGTGCTTCTTGTAAATGTGCTAACTGTGAACATAATCCATTAGACGAATTTTGGAAAAAACTTAGTGATGGCTTTAAAGAAAGTGTTGAGTAATGGCTCATACCTACAAAAATTCTAAAGTAGATCTTACAACTACTGATGCTACTGCATTAATTACTGTAGCTAGTGGTTCTACTATTATTATAAAATCTATTATTATTTGCGAAGATAGTAACAATGATGATAGTATATCATTAACTATAGTAAATGGAGATGATACCTTTCAGTTTTTAAAAGATACTTTTGTTGGAGCTAAGTCTACAATACAAGGTATGGGTGGACATAATGCAACACTAGTATTAACTGAATCAGATATTTTAAAAGCAACTGCAGCAACTGCTAATAGACTACACGTCATTACTAGTTACTTAGAAATTACATGACCGAACCTGTATTTATACCTACTACCAATATCAAAGAAGTTTTTCCTATGTGTAAAGATTCTATTGATAAAGCATTAAAGTATTCTGGTAATCATTTTAATGTAGAAGATATTTATGAATCTTTATTAAAAGGTGAAATGCAGTTATGGATATTATGGAATCTAAATAAAAAACAAAACTTTCAAGGCTGTGGAGTTACTAAGATATTAGAAAGATCTAACACTAAAGCTTTAAATGTATTTATTGTTACAGGTCGTAATCGTAAACAATGGCAACATAAAATGTCAGTTGTTGAAGATTATGCTAAACAACAAGGTTGTACACATATTGAAACATATGCTAGACCAGGTTGGTCACGATTACTTAAAAATCAAAATTATAAAATAACACACTATATATTAGAAAAAAAATTGGAGGAATAACCTATGTCATCTGGAGGAGGTAATACACAAGTAACAACTGAAAAACCATATGAACCATCAGAACCATATCTAAAAGATATAATGTCGGAAGCAGAAAACATTTACGCAAGTGATGTTGGTAAAAGCTACTTCCCTAATTCTACAGTTGTACCATTCGCAGAAGACACTACTAGAGCATTAAATTTACAAAGAGCAAGATCTTATGATCTTATGAGTCCATCAAGTATTTATGGAACTGCTGCAAATACATTAGGTAGTGCAGCTACTGGAACAATGGGTGATTCTTATGGTGGTCCTATGTTAGGTGCTGGTATGGGTAATGCTTATACAGGTCGTATGGGTATTGGACTCGGTGACTCTTATGCTGGTGGACCAGCTTATAATCAATTAGGTACTTCATCTGGAGATTATCTATCTGATGTAAGATCATCAATTGGATCTGATGTTATGGGTCAAATAGCATCACAGTTTGGTGATATGGGTAGAACAGGAACTAGTCCAGGCGCACAAGGTGCAGCTACTAGAGCCTTTACACAACAATATGCACCTATTGCACAATCTGCTGCCGAAGCAGAAAGACAAAGAGAATTAGGTTCTCGTGAAGCTGATCTTAATAGATTCCAACAAGCACGAGAAGGAGCTTTAGGAAGAACTCAACAAGCTTTACAAGCTGATATTGCTCGTCAACAAACAGGTGCAGAATCAATGTTTAATCGACAAACTACTGCATCTCAAGCTGATATAGCAAGAGAACAAACTGCTAGAGAAGCTGCACTTGGTAGAAGAATGGCAGGAGCTTCTGGTTTACCAGGACTTCAAGGTGCTATGGATCAAAGATTTAATATGGGTATATCTGGTTTAGGTGGAGTAGGCACAGCTTATGAAGATTTAGCTGGTAGACAATTACAAGATCAAATTGCTAGATTTGATTATCAACAACAATCACCTGCTATGAGATTAGCTCAATATGCTTCAATGATAAATCCAATTGCAGGTAGAGGTACATCTCAATATTCAACTGGACCATCTGCTAATCCATTGATAGCAGGTTTGTCTGGTGCATATTTAGGTGCACAAGCTTTTCCAGGTAATCCATATGCTATGGCTATTGGTGCAGCTGGTGGATTATTAGGATAGGAAATAATTATGGTACACAAACCAGGACACAATTCTCAAATAGGTAACTTTGATGTAAACTTACCTTTTCAATCATCACGATTTACAAATCAAGGTCAGCAATTATTAGCTCCAACTCAAGAATATTTACAGGCTACAGGACAATTTACTGATCCAGATTTACTTGGACAACAAATAAATGCACCACAAACAAAAATTACAAATAAAACTACAACTCCTACACAAACTGATATAAGTGCATTAATTAGTACTACTGGTAATACTGAAATAGGTAGTCTTAGTGAAGATCTTGCTACTACATTAGATGCTGGATCTAAAAAAGATGAAAGTTTTTTTGGTAAACTATCAGGTGTAGTATCACAATTTTCTGATAACATTGGTAAGCCAGGATTTATGGAAGCTTTAGTAATGCATAACACAGCATTAAAAGGCGGTGATATTACTGATGTATTACTTGCTGGTGTTAAAGTTAGAAACAAAACTAAAGATAGAATATTTAGAGCTGCTTATAATAATGCACAAATGGAATATCTTAAATTAAGATCAGATGCATTAAAGAATCCTACAAAAAAAGTTGTTAAACCTACAATAACAACTGGTGATGATGGTTTTAAATATACACTACAAGATGATGGTAGTTACATTAGAACATTTCCTAATCAAAAAAAACCAGTTGAAACAGCAACAGCAGAAACAGAAAAATCGCCTTTTCCAAAAGGTTATAACTTAAATAATGTAACTAAGTCTGTTGAAACATATATTAAAGGTACATATTTTCCTGAAGAAATGACTTCAGGTACTGGATATAAAGTAGATAAATCTCTACAAAGTCAAATTGCTGCAGCATCAGGACAGATTGCAAATGAAATAGCACCATTAATTAGTACAATGGGATTAAATGCTGCAATCAAAACAACTGTAGATAAATATGAGAAACAAGGAATATTTCAACAAGCAACAGAAGAAACAACAGTTCCAGGTAGTGGTTTCTTTGGCACCAACTTTTTAGGAGATAGTGTACCTGCAGTAGATCCTAATATTGATTTAGATACATTGCAATCAGGCATTACAATACCACAAACTCCTGAACTACAAGAAGCTTTTATACAAGCACAAATGAAAGCTAATCCTACTTTAACTAGAGATCAAATAATTGAAGAATTAAATAAACTTATAGCTGTTGGAAAATTACAATGATATGGTTGAATTTAAACTAGCACCATTTGAAGAAACAAAAAAAGAAAATACAGACTTTAAATTAGTTGATCCTAAAGATTCAGAATTTAAATTAGTACCATTAAAGGTATCTGATGAACAAATAGAACAACCTGGATTTATTGATACACTAAAAAACCCTTTAGAATTATGGAAGTATAATAGCATACCTGTTGCTGCGGCACAAATTTTTGGTGAAAAACAAAGAAGTGCTTTAGGTAAATATGAAACATATCTAAATAATAAAGGTATATTAAATGCACAAGGTGAACCTTTTGATCTTACTAGTTGGATGGATGATGATTACACAACTAAAAGTAAACAAAGAAATGCACAAGAATCTAAAGATTGGTTAGAAGCTAATCCAGATATTAAAACTGGTAAAGAGTTTAATTATCATAAAGATATGTATAATAGATATGGTTATGCATTATCTACAGAACCATTTAGTATGGAAGCTGTTGTTGACACTTTTAAAGCACAACCAAAAGTATTTGCTGGTGAATTAGTTAATGCTTTAGTTGCAGATCCATATTTATTAATACCATGGTTTTGGGGTGGATGGGCTGCTAAAGCTGCTCAAACTACACAAATAGGAACTAAAGCAATGGCAACTGCACCTGCTCTTACTAAAGGTATTACAACTGCAACTGCTACAATACCTACTCTAACTGCATATAGTACAATACAACA